TCTAAACTACTGCCCTATCCTTCGTATTGTAACTAAAGAAGTTAAAGATAGAAATGGCAATATCATACAGAAAAGGGAGAAGGTTAGAGAGTTCCCAGACTTCTATGATTATGACTACTATTTCTTTTGTGCTGTACAGGAAGCTCAAGACAAAGGGAAGCATCTAGCTGTTCTGAAATCACGAAGGAAAGGCTATAGTTTTAAAAACGGATCCATGATGTGTAGGAATTATTACTTCATACCAGAGTCTAAATCATTTGCTTTTGCTGCAGAGAATGAGTTCCTTGTAAAGGATGGTATCATTACAAAAGCATGGGAGTATATGGACTTTATTGATGAAAATACACCATGGGCTAAGAAGCGTCAAAAGGTAGATACAAAGATGCATAGACGTGCCTCTGTAGTTACTACTGATGATGCAGGTAATAAAGTAGAAGTTGGATATAAATCTGAGATAATAGGCGTTACGACTAAGAATGACGTTAACAAAATTCGTGGAAAAAGCGGAGCCTTAATTGTACTAGAAGAAGGAGGTAAGTTTCCTAACCTTTTAGAGTTATGGCAAATTGCTAGACCTTCTGTAGAGCAGGATGGTATCGCTCATGGATTAATGATTGTGTTTGGAACCGGAGGTTCTGATGGAGAAGACTTTACAGGCTTGCGTGAATTATTCTATGCTCCAGATGGATATAACTGCCTACCATTAGATAATATATGGGATGAAAACGCTCATGGAAATAAATGCGGATTCTTCATTCCTCAGTACACTAATCTAGATGTAAGAGATGATGATGGTACTAGATTATACATGGATGATGATGGCAATACATACACAGAGAAAGCTAAAGATTATGTACTGTCATTAAGAGAGGATGTAGTTAAGAATGCTACAGATGCACGTTCTATAGATAGATATATAAGTGAACAGCCTATAACACCTCAGGAGGCTTGTCTGGAGCTCACTGGTAACATCTTTCCTAAAAAAGAACTAATGGCCCAGCTTGCTAGAATTCGTACGAATAAGGCCCTTCAAAATCATAAACAAGTGGGTGATTTAAACTGGGTTAATGGAGAGCTGGTTTGGAATGTTAAAAAGAGAGGCGATATAACTAAATATCCATTAGGCAAAGACGACGATCAGACAGGTTCTATAGTTATATGGGAGCATCCAGCTAAAGATACTCCAGTCGGTCTATATATTGGTGGGAATGACCCATATGACTTTGATAAGGCCGCAAACTCTACATCTCTAGGGTCAACTATAATATACAAGAGATTCCAAGGATTTGAAGAGTATTACGATATAATAGTTGCTGAGTATACAGGAAGACCAGATTCGGCAGATGAGTACTACGAGAATGTAATGAAACTACTATTATACTACAATGCAAGATTGCTGTACGAGAATGAAAAGAAAGGTCTATTTACATACTTCGCCAACAAACACAAAGATTATCTACTAGCAGATCAGCCTGATATTATTAGTGATATCATAGGAAACTCTAAGGTGCAAAGGAGAAAAGGAATTCACATGACCAAAGGCATCATTGCTTACTCCGAGATACTTATAAAGGATTGGTTAAATGATGAATTTGCTCCTGGATGCAAAAATGTAGAAAGGATATTATCTGAACCGCTATTAGAAGAATTAATAAGATATAACGACAAAGGAAACTTCGATAGAGTTCGAGCGTTACAATGTTGTATGATATATAGGGAACAACTATATAACATGACTGTAAAGAATAAAGTAGAGGAAGAAAAGAAGAAGGATTTATTCGACAAGCCTCTATTTGGTTCAACTTGGTTTAAATCTGGATCTAGTGTCGTAGATTTAAACTTTTAGATACATATATCCGAATGATCATAGGACTATGTATTATATATTTCGAAATATAAAAATAATATAAATGAAAGAAACAACAACTATATTCCCAGCTCAGAAACTTCCATTAAAAAAGAAGAATAAAGAATGGAGAGAAAGATGTGTTGATTATATAATTGGTATGTCGGAAATATCACATTCTCCAACGGAGAGGACTGATGCAGATGAGATGCAGATTAACTATAATCTATACAATGGAATCATAGATAAAGAGGACTTGTTATATGTTACCAATCCATTTAATCAAGACGATGGGTTCCCTGCATCTCCTCAAAATATGAACATCATAAAAGAAAAGATAGACCTATTAATAGGCGAGGAGACTAAACGTCCTTTCAATCATAAAGTAGTTAGAACCAGCGACGATGCATCTTCAGAGATACAGGAGAAGATGAAGTTAATGATAACTGATTATCTAATGGCATCTGCAATGGCAGAACTAGACGAAGAAGCGGCTGCAGATTTTCAAGCTAAACTAGAATCAGGAGAAATCATGGAGCCTGAATCTATATCAAAATATATCACTCAAGATTACAAAGATATGGGTGAGCATGTAGCATCTAGAGCTCTTGCTTATTTAAAGGAAAAACTAAATCTTCAACACGAATTTGTAAAAGCCTGGAAAGACGGCTTGATATCAGGCAAGGAGGTAGGTTATGTTGGTATACAGAATGGCAATCCAATCGCAGAAAGGGTTAATCCCAAATACTTTGCTCACGATCAATCTCCAGACTTAGAATTCATAGAGGATGGTGACTGGGCTTGCAGAAAGATGCGTACATCATATACAGAGGCTTATGATAGACTGTATGATAAGTTAGATGAGAAAGACCTCGATAAGCTACTAGAAATGTGTACAGACCAGCCAAATGCTGGAAACTACGGAAGTGATAGACCGATGATAGACTATGTCCATCTAGATATGAAGACAGTATCTTCTATTGATGATGAGAATATTAACTCAAGTAATTCTGTTAACCTATGGCATGTAACATGGAAATCATTCAAGAAGATTGGATTCCTTAAGTATGTAGATGAGGTAGGGGATATACAAGAGACTATGGTTAGCGAAGACTATATGATGGTTGGAACTGAAGTATCTCTAGAATGGAAATGGATTATTGAGATATGGGAAGGATATAGAATAGGCACAGACCTATATGCAGGTATAAATCCAATAGAATATCAATTTGTATCCATAGACAATCCAAATGCACAAAAACTTCCATATGTTGGAGTTATACACAATAATTCAAACACTCCATCGAAATCTCTAGTTGCAATAATGAAGCCATTGCAGTATATGTATATAATTGTATGGTATAGACTTGAACTTGCATTATCAAGAGATAAGGGTAAAGTTATAACAATGGATATAACACAGATCCCTAAATCAATGAATATAGATGCTGCAAAATGGATGCATTATCTATCTGCTATTGGTGTTAACTTTGTTAATCCATATGAAGAAGGATGGGATATACCAGGCCGAGAAGGAGGTAAACCAGCTCAGTTTAATCAGATATCTGCATTAGATTTAACTATGTCAGACGTAATCAACCAGTACATCAATTTGATGTCTAAGATTGAGGAGATGATATCAGCTATATCTGGTGTTTCCAAACAAAGAGAAGGAGCGATATCACCTAGCGAGTTAGTTGGTAATACATCATTGTCTGTACAGCAATCTGCATACATTACAGAGCCTTTATTCTGGATGCATGGGCAATTCAAAAAGAATATGCTTAAAGCTCTTTTAAACGTAGCTAAAGAAGCTTGGAGACAGAGCGATAAGAAGTACCTTCATTATATTCTTGACGACGCTTCTAGAGCATTTATAAACCTATCTGATGAGTTCTATAATGATGATTTTGATTTGTTTGTATCAGATTCTACTAGGGATACTCAATTGCTAGAAGCAATAAAGAATCTTTATCAACCAGCAATGCAGAATGGCGCTACACTATTAGATGTAGCTCAAATAATGTCTATGCAAAATCTAAACGACATAACAAACAAGCTATCTGAGATAGAACAAAAACGAATGGAGCAACAATCTAAAGCTGCAGAAGAAGAGAACCAAAGACAAATGCAATTGATTCAAGCTCAACAACAAGCTAAGGCAGAAGAGCTTCAAATGAAACAATCTGAACTAGAGTTGGATAAATATAAAATAGATTCAGATAATCAAACTAGGGTTTACGTCGCAGAACTTAACGCATATAAATTCCAAGAAGATCTAGATGCTGATAACAATGGGATTCCAGATGTTATGGAGATTGCTGATATTGCACTAAAGAATAATATTCATCAGGCAAATATGATGGACAAAGAAATGCAGGCAAACATAAAGCAAGAAGACATAAGATCTAAAAAAAATCTAGAAGAAAGAAAATTGTCTACGCAGAAAGAGATTGAAGCAAAGAAGATGGAACTAGAATCTAAAAAGATGGACTTCCAAATAAATTTGCAGAAACAAAAAGATAAGGCTGCAATGGAAAGAGAACAACTAAAGGCCAGGACAGTAATAAAAAATAAAACAACAGGGGAGAAATAATATGAGTAATTTCGTAGAAGTTAAACCAGGAGAGATGATTAATCTCGACAATGTGAGATCTGTAAAGAAAAACGAAGCTAAAAATGGAGGTAAACCAATGTTGATGGTTTCGTATGTGGATTGCGTTGGCTGTCCGGTGGTATTTGAAGACCACAAAGAATTGTGTTTTGCTTATAATAAAATAAAATCAAATAAAATTTAATATCATGGCTTGTAAATCTGGAAGTAAAAAAGGAAGCGGCAAAAAAGGCGGCGGTAAAAAATGTTAATTACAAAAAAAATAAATTCGATTAAATAATATAATCATGAGTAAAGGAAAAGAAGTACTAGGTGGTTTTGATGCCGTATTTGGTGGATTGCGATCTAATGATAATTCTAGGGCGATACCAGGCATGGAGGTATACGGAGGAACTGATATTGATGAAGAAAATCCATTCGACTTGATTGACGAGAATGACACAACAGAAGAGTTCCAAAATGATGAACCAATCAAAGACGAAGAGTCTAAAGTAGAAGAGAAACCATCTGAGGATGAACCCAAAGAAGAAGAACAAAATGATGATGCCAATGAAGATTCTACAGTAGTTTCAACATTCTTCGATGCATTAGCAGAAACTATTGGGTGGGAAGATATCTCAGATGACGAGAAACCTAAGAGTGTAGAAGATTTAGTCGAGTATATGAAGAGTGCTATTGAAGTAAATAGCGCTCCATCATATGCAAATGACCAAATAAAAGAATTAGATGACTTCGTTAAAAACGGAGGAAGCATCCAAGATTACTTTAATTTATCGTCTTCTTACGAGTATGATGATGTAGATACAAGCAATATTGCTACACAAAAAGAAATCGTAAAAGAGTTTTTAGCTCAGAAAGGATTCAATGATACTCAAATAAGGAGAAAGATAGAGAAGTATGAAGATGCAGATATCTTAGAAGACGAAGCTATTGATGCTTTAGAGTTCTTAAAAGAGAGCAAAGAGGTAGAAAAGAAAGAGCTATTGGAGAATCAAAAAATGGCTAAGGAGAAAGCTGAGCAAGAACAACAAAAATTTTACAACAGCGTTGTTCAGGAAATAGAATCTACATCTGAGGTTCGTGGAATAAAAATTCCTAAGCAAGATAAAAAAGAGCTTATGGAATATATATTTAGAGTTGAGTCAGACGGTCTTACTAAATATCAAAAGGACTATGCTAAATCAACAAAGAACTTAATAGAGTCCGCTTACTTCACAATGAAGGGCGATGCTCTAATTTCTCAGGCAAAAAAGAGTGGAGAAACATCTGCGGTTGAAAAATTTAAAGATAGTCTCAAATCTACGAAATTCGTTGGAGGTTCTAAACAAACAATTAACAATGGAGGAGTACGCAACATATGGGATATTGCCTCATCTCAACTAATGAAACCCTCAAAAAACTAAACAAATAAAACTAAGTTTTATATATGGAAAATGGAATTTTAAATAACCTGCAGATGTATAAAGGCAAATGGTTCTCTGATCTTGTTGATGAGAATATGTTGTCTAATGCTCTGCTTACAAAACCACACGAAGTAGCAAACATAATTTCTTATGTATTTGGTACTAAAGACGGTGGATACACATCATCTCTAGATTTCTTGACTGGTGGTCTTGGTAAAACAAAAGTAATCGATCAAAGAGAATTCCGCTGGAATGTTATGATTGATTCAGACCGTGCTGTAACTATCCGTTCTGCTCGTTGGAATGGTTCTGCAGTAACTACTGGTGTTCAAGCTGGTCTTGGTAACACTCCAATCATGATTAGCCTAGAAGATAAATGGTTTGGTCCTGGTGCAATCCTCGAATTGGATAACAAAGAATACCAACTACGTGTAGCTGGAGCTCCTTATCAAGATGGTAATGAGTGGGTTTATACCTGTTTCTTAGCTGATGGACAAGCTGCTTCTTATGTTCCTGCTGAATTGCTTCAACAAGGATGTCAAGTTTCTCGTCTAGGTTCTGCTTACGAAGAATACTCAGAAGAAGCTGATATCATCAACTACAGCACTCATATCAAACTACACAATCACTTGACTACTGTACGTTTGTCTTATGATATTACAGGTTCTGCTTATAGCACTGTACTAGCTGTTGGTTTGAAAGATCCTAAATCTGGAAAAACATCTTACTTATGGTCTGATTTCCAAGAGTGGAAAGCTGCTCGCGAATGGATGAAACGTCTTGAGCGTCAACTTGTATACTCTAAATACAACGCAAACGCAGATGGTACTACTAGCTTGATGGGTTCTAATGGTCGTCCAGTTTATATTGGAGCAGGTCTATTGCAACAAATCGCACCAGCTAACCGTCGTTATTATACAGAACTTACAGCAGATCTTCTTGAAGATTTCTTGTATGACATGTCTTATAACTTGCTTGGAACTAACGAACGTAAATTCGTTGCTTTCACTGGCGAAATGGGAATGCGTGAATTTGACCGCGTTCTTAAAGAAAAAGCTGCTGCATTTACAGTTGTAGATAGCAAATTTATCACTGGTTCAGGTCAAGAGCTTGTATTGGGTGGTCAATTCACTACTTACAAAATGACTAACGGTATCGAGTTGACAGTTAAACATCTACCTTTGTATGATGATTTAATCCACAACCGTACTCTTCACCCTATCACAGGTAAACCTACTGAATCTTATCGTTTTACATTCCTTGACTTTGGAATGCGCGACGGAGAATCTAACATCGTTAAGGTTGCTCGCAAAGATAGAGAGATGGTTATTTGGCATACAGGTGGTTCTGTTACCCCAGGTGCAGGATATGCTAAATCGGTTAACACATTGCGTTCTAACGCGAAAGACGGATACTCTGTACACTTCCTAGGTGAAGTAGGTATCATGGTCCTCGACCCACGTGCTTGTGGCGAGTTGATTCTTGATGTAGAGTAATCATAGTGCGGTCTGGTTGGTTCTGGACCGCATAACTATATTAACTAGTAATAAACTAATGACAATATGGAAGTTGTATTAAAACACAAAAAAAAGGACTCATGGGCTGGCGTGATAAAGTATAAAGGATGCTTTGATTACATATCACCAGTACTAACAAGATCTGGCAACAAACACACTGGACTTACAGAAGAAGATGCCATTCGACTTGAAAAAGCATTGGGACTAGAAAAAGACACTCTAGCTCCATTTAGTAAATATTGGTCTACATTTGCTATCAAAATTTCAGCAAAAGAAACATATCTAGATACTTCTCGTCCATGGGATGAACTTCAATATCTATTCTTGAGAAACCATAAAAGGGTTGCTAACGGAGTAAATGATTTGAAACCTATGACAGAATATATTATAATCAATAAGGATTCTGAAGCTCAAGAAAGCAATAAGATTAATAAAAGGAAAAGAGAGGCAATTAAGGAGTTCGATAAACTTTCTCTTGATGATATGAGAAAATGCCTAAGACTGCTTGGTTACAAATCAGATACAATGTCCTCTGAATTAGTAGAGAGCAAATTGTTCGAACTAGTAGAAAGAGATCCAGAAGTATTCTTCTCTAAGTGGGTTGATAATAAAAGCAAAGATACTGAAGTTATCATTCAAACAGCCCTTGCTAAGAATATAATGAGAAAAAATAAAAATGCATACTACTATGGTACTGAAATCATAGGAACATCTCTAGAAGATACGGTTGCATATTTAAATAACAAAAACAATCAAGATCTCCGAATGGCGATCATGAATGAACTAGAAAGTAAATGACACTAACAGAACTCCATAGAAACTTTAAGATAGAATTAGATAAATCAGAAATATCTAGTTACCCATCATTTCTTCCAGAAGAAATAGACTATTGGCTTAATAGTTCTATTGAGAGATTTATAAAGTCTAGATATTCTGGTAGAAACCTGTATAGAACTGGATTTCAACAAAATCAAAAACGAACTGAAGATCTCAGAACTTTAGTCGTGGAAAGACCTTATGACGTATCAAACGTCACTCAAGGTTTTGATTATTCAATAGAGGTTGACTATCCATCAGATTATTTTATCGCTGTAGGAGAGACTGCATTTATAACATCAACGTCTGAGTTGTGGCCAGAAAAGAATGGACAGAAGACGGTTTTAAGAACAGATGTGATTGAGTCTACTATAGAAGATATAGACTCTAAATTAAAATCTAAACTATCAGAGCATAATTTGAATGGAGATTCCGCAAAGCCAATTAGATTATTTGTAAATAACCATATAAGGCTTTATACGGATGGCAATTACTCTATACAGAAATATGTATTAACTTACATAAAGATGCCAGAAAAATTAGATTGGTATTCGTCTACAGTGAGTAGAACTAGTACAATAACAACATTGCCAGACCATACGTGGAGCGAGATAGTCGTAGAAGCTGTTAGTCTTGCATTAGAAAACATTTCAGATATAAGGATTAACTCTTATGCCTCAAATGCTTTAACATCCGAATAACAATAACAAATCTCAGTTTAGTTCAACGTGGAAATCCAATGCGAAAGTAGAGCGACTAAACAACTAGTTAAGCTGAGCTCATTAAATTAACTAAAATTATGTTACAAAAAGTAAATACAGTATTCGTTGGAAAACAATCATATGTTACAGCGAAAAACCCATCAGACGCTAATACTCTTACAGTTGGTGATATCGTAATGATTAACCCAGCAAACGGAACTATCATAGCTAGCAATGGTCTTAGTTCTTCTATTCCTACAATCCAATTAGGATATGTAAAATCAGTTGGAACTTTGATTCAAGACGCAGTCATCGAGAAATCTGCTCCAATTAGCAAAGATAAAATTAAATCTATTACACCTAACGGAACTTGTGCATATGTTGCAAATACAGAAGCTTCTTCTGTTATTGACATCACTGGCGCAACTATCACTGTTGGTCATCGTTATGTAGCTCGTATCGTTTATAACGACTTGTATGAGCATCCAGGTCAATTCACTCATTCTTATGAGGCTATTGCTGCAACTGGAGAAACTGCTATCACTTTGGCAAACAAATTGTACACTCGTATTAACGCTCACGCTGGTCGCAGAGTGACTGCGTATAATGCATATTTCTCTGGTACAGTTGCTGGTGTTAGTCCTGCTGCTACAATCGTTGGTTCTGGTGCTGGTATTACTGCTAACGTTGTATTAACTGCTGATAGTGTAAGCACTCTTGCTCAACTTATCGCAGCTCACAATGCAGCTAATCCAACACAAACACTTACATTGATTGGTGGCGAATCTACAGACGTTCCAACTGCAAACATTACAGTTGAAGCTGGAGTAATCTATTTGGCTGCTCTATCTGTAGTTGACAATGGTTTCTCTACTCAAGGTAAAGAAGCAATCACTCCATATTCTCAAGTTCAAATGGATGTTTATTTGTACAAAACAAATCCAACTACTCCACGTTCGAATGTATATGAAGTAGTTCCAGGTGCTACAGTTGCTACTGTAAAAAGCGCTCCTGGTCGCGGAAACAAATATATCGTTCGTGATAGAGAACAAGCTGCTTTGGCTTACAGAGGCATTACATACAGAACTGAATGGCCTGTAATCAAACCAGAATTGAATGTTGATTTGACTAAAAACTATGATACTTTGGTTATCGAGTTTTCAAACAACTATCAAAGTCCAGACAATCAATATGTAAAATCTACAGACTTCGCTTCTGAGGTTTACATTGATACTGTTGGCGGTGCTGGAGATGCAGAAGTATTGCGCGATGCAATCGCAACTTGGGCTGGTCTCTAATAAATAACAATAGAAGGGGCGGTTATCAAGACTGCCCTTTTTTAGTTTAAAGAATAATATATGATAACAATAGAGAAAATATACGTATCAAAGATATCTGGACTTATAAATGTAGATTTATATAATGATGATGTTATTACAGATCCATACGCTACGACTATAGTTGATATAAAAGCTAGGATAATAACAAATGGTCTTGATGCTAGTTATACAATAGATCCAGTGGTTCTTGCGGCTACATTAGCAGCAGCTCCTACAACAGATGAATACAAACTACTTATAGATGCTACAACAATGCTTCCTGACGATCCAAATTCAGAACCATTTACAGCTGATGGAGTATTTGAATTAATTCTTATTTCTAGTGCAGATTTGGTTAGTATTGTTTATGTAAATACAGATATTTTCTATTCATATAAATTAAATCTTATAGCTACAAAGAAATGTATCTTTGAGGATTTTGATATGGAGAAGGCTTTGACTACATTTGCATTCCTAGAACAAATGCTATTAAACTCAGCAGAGTTAGGATACATAGAAGATGCTGAGCTTTACTATCAAAAAATGTTAAACATATCTAGCAATAAGAATATATACCAACCAAGTTATTATATGTAATATGAAGGATATAGATAAATCAATAAGGGATTTTGGACTATATATTCTGAATGATATAAGAATAAATATAAACAATAGAGATATGGATCAAAACGATGCCATATCTATTTTGCATTTACACAATCTCGTTAAGTATATGCTTATGAATCAATCTACATACAGCATACAGGATATAAAGGATATGAAAATCCTATTAAATAGATTGATGATTAGCAATATACCATTCCTAGAGAATTATGGAGACGGATTGTCTTCCGGAGAATATAATCCTGACGCAATACTGACAGAAGATTTATTTATTTTATTTACAGAAGACTCTAGACCAATACTATTAGAACAATAAAATGCAATGGCACAATTAAAAGGAAAAAAAATAAGCGCGCTAACAGAGCTAGGACTTGCTACTGATACTACTATAATACCTGTTGTCGATGGCTTGGTGCCAACAACAAAATATATAAAAGCGTCTAATTTATCACGAAACATAACAATAGAAACAGACCAAGAACTTGATGCTTTCTATGGTGGAACTAGATTTGCTACACTAAAAACTGCGAATCTAGATGTAGCACACAAAGCAGTACTTGGATCTGATAGTCTATTAGAACTACATACATATTCTGTAGGAGATACAGTTATATTCGATCAAGAGTATATACAAGAAGTTAAACTAGATAATGATGTAATATACAGGAGAAAATTAAAATTCTATCCTGCCAGTGGAGGTCCAGGTGGCCCAACTCCAGCAGGTATATACCCAGAAGGAACATTCGAAAAAGTAGAAACTCCACAATCGTTCTTATCTGACTCACTTATAAATATACCAATAACAGACTTGGACTCAATGACTACTCCTGGTAGTTACGCAGTTACATTGTCGTCTGGGAGTATAAATGGATTTACATTATTTAATCTATTAGTAGAAGATATTAACCCAGCTCCTGGTAGTGTAGCTGATTATAAGCAAACAGCTAGTTTTACAAATGGCACTACCGCATATAGACTTTATCATTCTGCTCCTGTAATTCCAGATGGATTTGAATGGGGAAATTGGACTGCTCCAGTAGTGTATATAGATTCAGTTAACTGCTCAACATATGAAAACTACTCAATAAATAAGGGAGAGAATTTCTTTTCTGTAAGGTCTAGAGGTCTTGTACATAATACTGTGAATCTTACACTCCCTTTAGCTTCAGAATCCGCAGGGAGAGAAATAAAATTCTTTTTTGAGCTAGGCGGACTTGGAAATATACTTGGCGATATGATTTCAGCCCAAGGATCTGACACTATAATACTGAAAAATTCTGCAAATGGCACATATTCCGAGGTTACTTATGTAGATATGAATCACACTCCAGGAGGATTTCAGTATGATCCAATGACAAATAGATCTTTCATATCTCTAATCTCTGATGGATATAATTGGCTAGAAGTATAATATTATGGTAAATAGAGATTATCTAAGAATATGGGTTAGTGATATAGCCCCTCATCCGTCTATGAATGTTCTATGGATGGATCTAGCTACAAACCAATATGGATCTACTATAAAGTATTGGGATGGCACTAGATATGTAAACTTATTCCCAGATGTACAGTATCTAACTGATACATTTATGGAGAAGAGTATCTATGATGCCAACAATAACGGTATAGTAGATAAAGCTACTGGAGATGCTAATGGAGATAGAATTGATTTAACTTACTTGAAAGTTGATGACTATATTCCTGGAGCCCCTCAACTATGGGAACCAGACACCGAGCCAGATTGGATTAAACCATCAGATGGAAAGGTAGTTGATGCTAGTCATATTGTAAACCTTCCAGAACAAGGAGTACTTGGACCAAATGTGTCTGAGATAAATAACATAGCAATATTCGACTCTATAGATGGAAGTTCAATTACAGACTCAAATATAAACATAGAGGAGCTGGTAAGAAAGTCTATACACGTTACATATAACGAGTTAGTAGACTTAATAAATAATTCATTATTGGTTCCTGTACAAACATACTTGCTTACAGATTACAGAACTACATACTCTGACGGAAACGTAACTTTAGGTAGATCAGCTTCAGATCTGTTCTACGGAATACTGCAAGACGATGAAGTAGTGTGTCCAGTGGAGCCTTTATTGTTAACAGCCTCCACTCGCAATACACTAAAAGTAGAGGCTTACAGTCCAATACATACGCATGATATCGTATACTACACTATTGATAACTCTAACGACTCTACAAGAGGTCTGATATATAGAAGAATCGATACTTTACGCAACAATGATATTCAAGGAGACTGGAGAGAATTAAAATACCCATTCCGCAGGATTAATAGCAGCAATATTCCATCG